CCTGGATTCCCCGTGCCGCTGGAGTTCGCCGCGCCGCCAGCGCCGCCGCCACCCACCGTGATCGATAGCGACGAGGGAAGATCCGAAGCCCTGTAGGTGATCTCGGTGATCCCTCCTCCACCGCCACCGCCGCCGCCGGCGTGGTTGCCGCCGGATACGTGACCGCTTCCACCGCCGCCGCCGCCACCGATGCAGAAAATCCGAACCGCCTTGCAATCGGCAGGCTTGGTCCACGTGTGTGCCCCTGCCGTGGTGTACGAGTTGACCACGGTGGTCGGGGTGTGCTGCCATGTGCTGCCGTCGTACACCCACCCATCGCCCGATGCCGGGGCCGAGGTGCTGATCGGGTACGTGGCGAATCGGCTAATTGTGGGGTTCGGGTAGGTGCTCCCGGTCAAATCGCCACCCGCCGCGCCCGTAGGGGTTCGGGCGTTGGTCAGGCGCGAATCGGTGGCCCCGACGAGCTGGCTTGCGGTTCCGCCCCCGCTGGGGGCAATGTCGGCGGTCAGGGTTCGATCCGCCGACAGATCCCCGCCCCCAATCATTCCGGTGCCGGCGATCACCTGCCTCGAGGTCGGCACCTTTCCGGCGAGATCGGTCACCAGGCTAGCGACCTGCGTTTGCGCGAGGCCGCCTACTGGGATAGGGTCGCTTCCGAGTGGGCCGTGCGTCGAGGCGTGCGCCGTGGGTGTCCGAGCGTTGGATAAACGGCTATCCGTGGCACCAACGAGCTGCGAGGCCGTGCCGCCGCCGCTTGGGGCAATATCGGCCGCGATGGTCGGGCTGCCCGCAACGAATCCGCCGCCCGTGAGGCCCGTCCCTGCCGTGATCGTTGCCGTGTCATCGATCTTGGTGGAGAGCGTCAACGCCAGGCTCGTCACCTGGCTGATCTCGATCTGGACCGGATCCGACCCCGTGAGCGCATTGTGACTCGAGCCGTGCGCGGTTGGCGGTCGGGCGTTGGACAAGCGTGTATCCGTGGCCCGAGGCACCTGCGTACTGGATCCGCCCCCGTCCGGGGCGAAATCGACCGCAATGGTGCCCGTCCCCGTGATGGTGCCTCCCGAAAGCCCGCTCCCAGCCGTGACGGACGAAACGCCGCCGATGTTGACTTGGATCGGGTTGGGGGTGACGTTGACGAGGATATCGGTCATGGGTTCACCTGCACGGGCGCAAGCCCGATGATCCGCTTGATGGCCGACGGGAAGTAGAGGTCAAGGTTGTACAGGGCCGCCCCCGTCGGCAGCAGGGCCGTGGTCGCAGCTGGCACCAGAACAGTCCCCTCGGTCTGCGCGATGTTCAGCGTGATCATCGGCGACACGCCCGTGCTGCTCACCACCAGCAGGCTAGCCTGGTCAAGGGTGTAGATGGTCAGCCGCCACTCGGTGGCCGTATTCAAGGCCGGAAACCCGGACGGCCACGCGCCAATGCCGATGGTTACGTCAAAGTCTGCCCCCTTGGGGATCTGAAGCGCGTATTCGTCGCTCATCCTAACCGCCTCCTTCTTCTGTGCATTCTACGAGCACGGCGTTCGGCATTGAGAACCAGTACTGCGGACCCGCAGGCATTCCGCCTCCGGTGTAGGCCGTGTTGGCCTGCTCGCACATCATCACGATGGTCCCGTTGCTGATGGGCAGCGCCGAAATGGTTGCGTTCGCGTAGTCGCTCTGGAGGACACCCGGGGCGATGACGTTGCCCGTATTGGCCGGACCCACGTATACGTTCCCGTTCTCGGCCATGTTCTTGGCGTTCGTGGTGCCCGTTCGCGCATATGGGGTGATGGTCACGGACAGGTTGGTGGAGGTCGGGTCTGGCTCGACCTCCTCCCAGGAGTACACGAACCGCCACGTGCTGACCGTGTCGTATCCGGTGATCTTGGCCGGGAACACCCGAGTGTTCGGCGGGGGCGCGTCAATGATCGTGGCCCCGATGCAGTTGCGGTACGCCTGGGCCTTGCCCTTGGCCGTCACCACCTCGGCAGGATCATTGATGGCCTTGCCGCTCGGGCCGAGCCGCCAATCGTCCTCGTCGCAGGTCGTGATCGTGTACGGGGATGCGTGGCCGTCAATGACCGCCAAGCGGTATGAGACGTTCCCGAGCTGCCCGATGGTTGTGGTCGCGCTCGTGTACCACGGGATCCACCCCGCCCACATGGTCCGACCGAACGGCACCCGGCTGTACCGCCGCACGTAATCGTCCCGCACCGCGTTGGTCAGCGTTGCCGAGTTCCACCCGGGCGATGACGTGAGAGGACTGAACGAGTTATTGAGCGTGATGACCGCCGCCTCGGGCAGGATGGCCCGCCCAATATCTTGGGGCTGGCGCACCCAGCTCATCGTCGGTTCCACGGAGTGCGTGTTCCGTAGGATGAACTCGTTCTGCGTCGGCGGGACGTTCGCGCTTGTGATGTTGTTGTACTGGGTCAGCCCCTCAATCGACCGAGAGGGGTACATCACCCGAGCCTTGCGCGGCGCACGCGCTCCGAACCCGCCTTGGTTCCAGAGGTTCACGAGAGTGTCCGTGCCGCCGGCGTTGCCGTTCACGGGTTGCCCCCCGGCCAGATACGCCCGCTTGTAAGCGTTCATCCGAGTGTCGTACTGCGCCTGGAGCGTGTCGCGCTCAATGAACGCCGTGGCCGCCCCCGTATTCACGATCACCTGCCAGTTGGCCGAGGCGATGGCATCCACCAGCAGGGCTAGGCTGACGTTTGGCGTCGCAAATAGGTCTGATATGCGGCGCAGGTGTTCGGGCGACCGAACCGTGAACCCAGTCGGCATCGTGAGGTTGATCGCCGCCGCCGCAGTGCCGATATTGGACAGGAGGGTCGTGTAATCAGGGACGCCGAGGTCGTTGTCCTGCCATCGGCCATCGCTTGACCATGCCGCGTACAGCTCCTGCGCCGTGATCGACCCGGCCGAGAACTGCCACCACCACCGCTCGTCCACGAGCTCCACGAGCGCAACGCCACCCTGCGACCCCCAGAAGAAGGGCTGGATCGGCCGAACGTACAGCCCGCCAAAGGTCACCGCGCCGCTTGAATCGTTGATCGTCAGCCCAACCGTGCTCGGGGTGGTCAGGGCCGCGATTTGGGTGGAGGCGATCAGGACAGATGCACGGGTCCAGCGCGTCATTCCGGCTGGCACATCGACCCGAAACAGATCCTCCTCGGGCACTCCAATCTGACGTGCCGTCTCCCGCATCTCCTCCGTGGGGAGAAGGACGGGGATGTTCTCGCTTCCCGTGGTGATGTACGCAGTAACGGTCACACGTAGTCCTGGGCAGGGCCGACGGGGTAGGCTTGAGCGTTCGAGCCGAAGGCGATGACGTTCGTACCCGTGCTCTGGGCGGTGAGGTCATATCCCAGAGCGACCGGGCTAGCCACGCTTGGGTCTGCACCAGGAACCCACCATTGCCGGCGGCCGCCGACCGTGCTGTAGCCGTTAGACGTACTTCCGCCGCCGTCGTAGGACAGCAGGCGTCGCGTCCATACCCCGGTGAAGGTGCGATGCCCAGCCGGGTCGATGTCTCCGTGGTTGACCCGCCAATCGTCCTCGAGCACGACGAACCCCGCCGGGATCGGGCGGAAGATCCGATTGGGCGGCTCGTTCGCCTTTCGGACCGTGGCCTGCTCGGTCACGATCACGCTGGCCTTGCCCGCCTGGAACACGAAATCGGCCCCCACGTCGTACAAGGTCTGGAGGCGGTGCATCCGCGTGTGGTGCTGGACGTGGGTGGTCGTGACCACCTTCTCCACCGCGGTCACCTTGCCGCTCGTGTTGTAGGTGGCGACCTGCTGATTCGGGAACACGCCCTGATTGATGATCCCGTTCGCCGTCGAGAACGACACGTCCGAGGCGATCAGGACCGTGGTCGGCGTTCCGGCTGGGCAGCTCGCGTCCTCATGGATGAACACGTCCGCCGCCGCCAAAGCCTGCGCCAAGCCTGGCTTCGCGCTGGTGTCGTTGCCAAACCATGTCGGGATGCCCCCCACGCCCGCATTCGGGCCGCTTGGACCGTACTCCCCAGTGCGGAAGGAGCACGTGCGGTTGACCGTGAAGGCGTTCCCCACAATGGCCGCGAGCGGCACGCCAAGAGAGCTCGTCCCTGGGGCAAGTTGGTTGATGGCAGGAGCCTTGGCTTCCACCTCGAACCGGATCTTGCACTTGGACAGCATTTCGGTCTCGGAGACCGTCATGCGCTCAATGATCGCCTGCGCGAACGGGATCCGACTGGTGGCGATGCTGACGGCCCCCCAAATGAGCTGCCGGGCGTCCTGATACGGTCCGCCTTCAAGATCGCACGAAAACCGGAGATTCGCGTAGGCGAGGTTGGAGCGCGTGCGCTCGTAGGTGAAGTCGGCGTTGCCGTGGAAGGCGCCATCGGGCAGGGCCGTGCGGTGCTGGCTGTCCTGGACCTCATAGATGAGGGCCGTGCCGCTCTCGTTCAGGGTGTAGGTCTGGCTATCGCGCCGCCATAGCGTTTGATCGGGAACCGTAAGCGCCGGGGCGACCGCCTTGCGGAAGAGGTCCGCCCAGGGTGCCTTGCCCGTGACCGAGGCCACTGTGCCATCGGCCGCCACCGCAAGATTAGCGCCCGTGCCGGCCAGATTCACCACGAGCGTTCCGCGCACCGTTCGGGTGATTCGTCCCGTGGACTCGAGGGCGAAGGTCTGCGCCCATCGGTGCGAGATAATCGGATAGGCCGGATTGGGCAGCCCATCCGTGCTTCCCGACAGGCTCGTGTGCGCCGAGGCAGAGAACGACACCACCGCCGCCCGCCTGCCGTTGATCTCGTTGACCGTCAGAGACAGGTGCGGCCCACGCTGCGCGTCGGGGTACGTCACGTCCAGGAGCGTCTCTGTGCCGCCCTGCGCGGCCAAGATGCGGATGCGTTCGACGCGCCCCGTGCCCTCTCGGAAGTTCCGGGCAAGCTCGGTGAACGTGTTCGTGGTGTCGGCCACCAATGCGGTCCCCGACACCTTGATGGCGTAGGCGTTCAGGGTGTAGCCATCGTCCGCATACTGCGGCGACTGCTCGTAGCTCGTCACGTTCACATAGCCAAGGGTGTAGGCCGTGCCGTTCCAGGTGAACTCCAGCCAAGCATTTCCGGTTGGGGTCGGCATTAGATCTTGGCTCCCATCAGGCGCAGGTCATCGAGGAATGGCTGGTTGATATCGACCATTGAGGTCGGGCTGGTGTTTCGATTGATCGCCCGAACGTCATCGGCCATCGTGATGATCTTGTTTCCGAGAACCTCAAGCATCTGCCCGCTGCCCACGAGACCGGGGAAGATTCCCGGGAACATCCGGCTCAACCCAGTCCCGAACACGGAACTGCCCGCCGCGGAGAACATCCCCCCCAAACTCCGCACTAGTTCCCCGATGTACGTGAGCAGCTGTGCCAGCATCTCCTGAATGCGCGGCACGTAGGCGTTGATGATCTCAAGGGTCCGAGCGATCAAGCGAAGGATGGGAGTCAGGATTGCCGCCCCGAACCCCGCCACCGTGGTCTTGAGCTCGAGCATCGCTCGGTCAATCCGCCCCTGCTCGGTCGCCATCGCCGCCAGTCCAGTCCCGGCCGTCCCGGCCAGGCGGAACTTGGTCTGCATCATGGCGATCTCGTTCATCATCTCGGCGACCTGTATCGCCGGGGAGTAATCACGCAGCGCGTTATGCACCTCCATCGTGATCGCGTGCAGGCGCTTGAGGCCATCCACGACCTTATTCACCACCCCTGCGATCACCCCGCCGATGGCCGAGAGCACCATCGCAAACTTGGTGATCGTCGCCACTACCCCGCGCATGGCAGCGGCGATACGGGCCAAGACGCCCCGCGTACCTCCGCCGCCACCGCCGCCGGCGTCGCCCTCATCTCCCCCACCGCCCCCGGTTGCCGAAGTGGATCCCGGCTCGCCGGCGGATGCCGTGATGTCGATCTCAATTCGTCCAAGGTCTTGCATTATGGCACCACCCAATCGATCTCGTAGGCGCACATAAACGTCTCGGTCCCCTTCATCCACCCGACCAGGTCATCGGCGGGTTCAATCGTCCCGCCCGAGCGCCATGTCAGCGGGATGGTCAATCGCCCGGTCAGGTCGTTCTGGATCAAGAGGTTCCGAACGTCATCGATGAACGCCTCAATCCCGTTCTGCCCGCCGATGCGGAAGGAGGCGCGGTTCGTGTCATCAAGAAGCGACCGCCACCAGATCACGATGGTGACCTGCGCCTCGAGCAGCCCCACGCCGCTGATGGGGTGTTTCGCGGTGTCGCCGCCCGGGATGATCTGCACCGCATACTGGGAGATCGTCTCGTCGGTCGGGCGCTCGGACAGATAGGCGGCCGTCCCGTAGCCATTCTGGGACATCCACGTGCGGATCTCGTCACGAAGGGCCGTCCAGATCACGTTGGAGGCTTGCACGGCCATCAGCGGAGCGTCCTTTCATGCTCGCACTTCATTCGGACGGACCAGGCCAGATCTTGGCTTCCCGTGGCGAGCATGACGGCACGCTCGGCCATTTCCGCCGATCCGAGCGCGATGCCGATGGCCGACGCCATCGTGAGCGCCTGCCGAGCCTCCACCGCTTCGATGTTCGCCATGAGGCCCATAGCCATCTCCTGGTCAAACTCGGAGGGGAGCCGTCCGTAGGTCGCCAAGAAAGCGGCGACTCCCCTCGTCAGTTTCCCACCTGATCGACCGCCTTGCTCACCCGAGCAAATGCCGCGAACAGGATCTCGTCCGAGCAGCCTTCCGCGACCTCGGGAGTGCGGCTCATCTTGCGGATCGCCGCTGCCACGTCAGCCACAGATGGCTCCGTCTGCGTGCCGAGCTTGGACAGGCAAGCGATGACCTCGTTCCACTGGAGGATCAGCGCCCCGGCGGGGGTCTGAAGGCGAAACAGCATCGGATCGTCGTTTTCAGTCAGGTCGATCATGTGGTCTGGGTGCTGTAAAGGAGGTTGTTCGCGTCCGGGATGGCCTTGATGCTCAATCCCGCCCGCAGCTCGACGTTGCCGAACTGCGACCGCACCAAGGCGTTGGAAGCCATGAAGCACCGCCCAAAGGTGTATTGGGTCCGTCCCACCGTCAGGGGGGTGATGCGGATGCCGAAGGTGCCGTTGTCGTTGACCAGCCGCCGGCCCACCGTGGTGGTTCCCGTGGCGCCGCGCTGCCGAGCCTCGAGCAGCACCAGCTCGGCAGGGTCGAACCGAACCAGCGTGAACGAAATCGCCGCCTCGGTGTTGTGCAGGATGACCTCCTCCGGGGTCGCGCCAGACACGACCGTCCGCACCTCGTGGCTATGGTCGTTCCAGGAGATCTGCGGGAGGTTGTCGTTGTCCGTGTACCCCAGGTCGAACCAGCCGGAGCCGTTGTTCCACATGATCTTCGTGGGACCGGAAACTAGAATTGCGGTAGCCATCTATCGTTTTCCTTTCAGCACCTTGGCGAGGCCTAGTCTAATCGTTCGTCCTACGTCTCCCCATTCTTTCGCCGTAGGAACGAGAAACGGACGCGCCGGGACGGTCACGCCGCCCCAGGCCATCATGTAGTCCTTCCCCGGCACCAGCCCCTCCTTGCGGGGGTCGTTCCCCGTGGAGTGCTGTCGCGCCCCCTTGCGGGTCAACGGGATGTAGTTCGGGCCGCTCGTCGTGAACCCTAGCTCGTGGAAGATCCCGTACTGCGGTCCCGTCAGGATGACCTCCATGCGGTTCGGGCCTATGCGTCGAACCCGCGCCCCAAGGCTTCGCAGGAGGTTCCCGGTGTCCCGCAGGGGCTGCCCCCCGGAGCGGTACGAACTGCCCTTGACGAGGTACTCCGTGACCTTGGTGGGCTTGACCGTGATTCGCCCGTCCTTGGACTTGCGCTGGCGCATCTGGGTGACTTGCCGCGTGCCCAGGATCCCCGTCTTTGGCTTTCGGGTAGTCCAATATTCCGTGGTGATGTCCTTGAGCGGCTCGAGCGTAGAAGACCCCCCGTCGGATCCTCGCCCGAACCCCTGCGCGATGTGCTGCTTGGCGATGGAGGCGACCGCTTGCGCGATGCCGTTCATCACCCGGGGATCCATCATGGCGAGGGCAACGCGCTTGGCGTAGTCCATGTCAGCCCCCCGGCATGGTTCGATTGCGCCGCATGGGGAAGAATGAACTGGTGCTGACCCCGCCGTAGAAGGCGTTCGTAGCCGCCGGCGTGGCCCGGACCTCGGGCAGCCCAGCATCGGCGGCCTTGGCGACCGCCCCGAAGATCATGCGGCCGTCCCGCAGGTGCTCGAGCATTTCCCGCGCCCGCTTCAGGCGCTCCTCCACGGCCGGCGGGATCCGCATGGCGCGGCGCTGGAACAGGATCTCGGTAGCCAGATCCACGACCAAGGCCACCAAGAGGTAGTCCCCAGCCAACGCCAGCGCAGCCAGGTCGGCCGAGGTGTAGATGTTCCCCACCCGGGCGTAGGCGTCCACCATTGAGCTCGCCCGGTCCAGGGCGGTCGTGCTGACGGGGTTGGCCCCCGTGATCGTGCTGCCCGTGTCCGAGCACAACTCGGCCACGATTCGGGCATCAAGCTCTTTCACGAGGTCTGCGTAGGTCGCGTAGGCCATGGCTGCTCCTCATTCTACGGGCAAGGGGGGACGGTAGCCGAAGCCGCCGCCCCCCCTTGCTCATGCGAGACCTCGTATTACGCGGTCACGTTAGCGATCAGGACGCCGCTGACCGGGGCAACGAGCTCGGAGGTGGAGTTGTCCACGACCCGGCCTTCGATGCGGCGGTTGTGCGGGTCGTCCCAGTTCTCGACCGTCATGTCTTCGTAGGCGAAGATCTGGCAGGTGCTGAACGAGGGGCTGCCCTCGAGGCCGATCAGGCCACCCGGACGGCTCACGAACACCACGGCGTTGCCGTAGACGAAGCTCGACGCGAGGGTCGCGCCCTTCTTGCTCGTGACCTTGACCGAGTCATCCACCACGACGCGCACGCCGAACAGGAACTCCGGCAGGCCGTACTTCGAGAAGGTGGACTGCCCCTGGAGCGCGTTCAGCGCGGCGGGGTAGTTCTTCACGTAGTCCTTGACCTCGGTGGTCCGGGCCAGCGCGTTGGCGATGGTCGGCGACATGACCATGCAGATGTCCTCGGGACGGACGGCGCCGCCCGTCGAGAGGCTGATCCGCTGGAGAGCGATCTGGACGCCCTCCTGGATGTCGTTGGTCGTGGACGCGGTCCACGCGCCGCCCGAGATCGCCGTTCCCGAGGCGTAGTAGTTGCCGACCGCGGTGAAGGCCGACTGCGCCGCCGAACCCGTGAGGGCGGTGGCCGTCCGCATCGAGCGGGCGGTCATGGCGAGCTGCGCCTTGCTGCGGGCGTGCTGGGCAACCACGTCCCACGCGGCCTGCTTGGCAGTCTCGTTGGGGATGTAGAAGCTGTAGCCGAACCGCTGGCAGGTGAACGACACGAAATCGTGCTCGTTCATCTTGCCGACGGGGCGGTCGTTGCCCAGGGGCCACACGAACTCGTTCACGTCCGTCACGCGGACGTTGTCGGCCGCGTTCATGCGAACGTAGTACCCGGTCATCTGATTGGCCGGGACGATCTGTGCGTACTGGGTGATTGCGAACGTGTTCACCGCACGGGTGAACTCAACCTGGAGTGCGCCCGTTGCGAGCGCGTTGGTGGAGGGGACGAAGGTGTTCAGTCCGCCACCGACAGTCACGAATGCCATGTTAGGCCTCCTTCAGTCAGGGATTAGGGCAGGGGCTTCGCCGAGGGCAGGCGGTACGCCCAGAAGATCTCGCCGCTTGCGGCGGCCTCAAGGGCGACAAACAGGGGAACGTCCCCCGTCGTAGTGGTGGCGATGCCGACGCCGGCGGTCGAAGCCTTGATGGCCGCGCCCGCGGTGATGTTTCCACCCGCTTCAATCTGCACGCAGTTGGAGGGCTGGAGGCTGATCGGCTCGCCTTCGTTGGCGTGCTGACCGTCCGTGGTGTCGAAGCGACGGGTGGAGCCGTCCGTCACGCCCACGACGAAATCGGCGGCGGCGGTGGAGGGGAGGCCCGTGAACGCGGTCGTGCTCATCTTGCAGATGCGGAAGGCCTTGATGCCACCGGATCCTGCAACGAGCTCTGGGGAGAACTGGAGTGCCATTGTTTTGAGTCCTTATCGCTTGTTGATGCGGGAGTTGATGGCCTTGGCGAACTCACCGGGACGCCCGGCGAACTCCTTGACAAGGTCGGCCACGTCCATATCTCCACGGGGGAGAGCGGCGCGGCTCATGTCGATCTTGGTGGCAATCGGGTCACGGGCGAACAGCTCGCGCCACGACTCGATCATGTCCACGGCTTCCGTGGTCGTGCGGGCGCCCTGGAGCTGCGCGATCAGGCGGTCGCGCTGGCTAGCCGGGATGCGGTAGCCCTCCTGCTCGAGCAGGTCGATCTCGCGGCTGAACTTCTCGCGGCGCAGCTCGGCCTCCATGCGGGCCATGCGGGACTTGGTCCGGGCGAGCTCGGCCCGGAGGGCATACGAACCCTTGCCGGCGAGCACGTCGGGCTTCTCGTCCTCGTCCATGCCCATGACCATCTCGTCCTCGTCCTCGGCCGCGAACTCCTCGTCCTTGACCTCAAACTCTTCCTCGTCTTCGTGCTTGATGACGAGCTCGCCCATCTCTTCCTTGTCCTCGTCGGTGTCGGCCTCGCCGAACCGCTTCTTCATCTCCGCAGCCATGTCGGAGATGGCGCACTTCATGGCCTCCAACTCCTCGCGGATGTCATTGTCGGATGCCATAGAGGCTTCCTCCTTGATTTCCGCCGGGATGAACGTGTTGAGGCCACCCCCGACCCCGGCGAGATCGTGGTTGGACTTGCTGAACGTCACCCGAGAACCCGAGCGCACGAAGTGCGTGTCGGGCAGCGGACGACGAGGTGTTTCACGGCCCAGAAGGGCGATCTCGGACAGGTGGTCCGACTCCGACCAGATCTCCGCCGACCGCCTGGGGAAGGCGTTCGTGGCGATAAGTCGGTCGAAGATGTCTCGTCCCACCTCCATGTCTCCCACAATGTACCCGACTCCATCGCGCTCCTGATACTCGATGCGCGGGATTCTTCCAACTGCGCTCTTTGGCTCCTTGCCGTCCTTCTCGTGCATGATCACGACGCGGGGGTAAGACGAGCGGGCCATATGCTTGCGCGTAGCCGCGACAATGCGGCGGAGTCGGTCATTGTCGAACTTGGCGAGCTCGGGGTCGGACTTGCGGTCATCGATGTCGGGGTCGAACGCCATGAAGAGCTCAACGCCCTTCAGCACGACCTTGTCCCCATCCTCGACCACCGCGTGGGATGCCTTCTGGTTCATGGTCTTGTCCTCCTTGCGGTCCATTTCGGACACCTTGCGCTCGGCCCACGCCTTGCCGGCGTCGCCGCCCCAGAGCAGCCAGGCGATGTACCCGGCGCTGTCCTTGCCCCACCCCTCGCCCTTCTTGTCCACCTCGTGGCGAGCGAAGTAGGAGTTCATCCGCCGAACGGTGTCGGGGGACAAGGTCTTGCGGTTCTTCAGGTCTCGGGCGCGTGCCACGCCGACCTCGGTACCGCCACGGCCGTGCTTGGCACGCAGCTCGAGGCCGCGGGCAGCGTTGGACGCCATCTCCTGGGTGGGCTTGAGGTCGATGTCGGTCATGCCCATACTCGGTACGGGACACCAGGCTCCGGCGCGAACGTCGGCAGCGCGTCCACCTGCTCCTCCGTCATCTCAAACGCTACCCGTAGGTTGGCGTGATATCGCGGATCGCCTTCCGCAATGACTTCCCCTTCCGGGTCAAGTTGGGATGGGATGGGTCCGATGCGATCCAAAGCGCAATGCGGAACGGGCATGAGGACCATCTCGCCCTCGCCCTGATCGACTTCGACGAGGATTCCGGCGGCTTCAAGCGCATCGTCCATTTGCGCTTCGGTATCGGCTCGGAGCATGAAGTCGGTCATAGGGTGGTGAGTGCGTTGAGGGTTGCCTGCGGGAGAGCGGTCGGCCAGAACTTGATCTGGCGGATGCACCCGTTCATCACGTTGACTGCGGTAGATCCACCGGAGTTTCCGACACCAAGATGCGTGACCACCGATGCCAATGCAGCCGGAGCCGTTGTTGACCCAAGTCCCGTGACTCCGTCATACGATCCGATGAACGATGACGAGTCGATGGCGGTGGCAAACTTGTGTTGCGTGTTGTATGCAAGTCCGTTTGCGAAGTTTCTATCTGTGTTGGGTGACGCTGAAATTTTGCGCTGTGTAGTCATTGACGCAGCGTTGTAGTAGTAGATTTCATTGCCGTATGAAAATGTTCCGCCGCCCGTTTGATCGAACAACCTGACCATGTTTGGGAAACCAGAGTTTGCCGTGGCCGGGATGCAGTCAACGAACAAAGTGTTTGGATACGGGTTGCCAGTAATGAACGAACTCGTCGGCATGGTGCAGTAATCAACAGCCCTCGTCGCCGTGCTTGCGCCCGTGGGGATGTAGGAGGATGCGCCGGAGCCTGCTTCTAGTTGTGCGCCCCAGACGAGAATCTTATTGGTGTCGTTGGGGTTATACATGGCGACAAAATTTGCGCCAGTCGTAACAACCGTTACTGAAATCCGACGCCATGAGTTTGGAAACACAGTCACGCTATTTACAGTCAGAGATGACACCGTTCCGCCAGTACCACGAATGAACGGCGTTCCAGCAGTAGCGGTACTCAATGTGATTGCCACCGCTCGTCCGTTACCTCCATTATCTATGGAAATGGTTAGCGTGTTTCCCGGATTGGCTTTTGCCCAAATGGAGAATGTCCATGTCCCAGCAGCAAATGAGTCATTGCAGAACACGCCGCCCGGTAATCCACTCGGAGTAATGGAATCGGCTGTGGTATTTCCGTCTGGCGCAACCCCATCATTGACTGCAATAGATGCACTGAAGGTAAACCACGGCGCGGTATTGATTTGCTCGGAATACTTCAGAGCATTCACGCTCTGACCCTCAATCAGCAGCCCCCTCGGCGCGAGCGTGGTCGGGTCGTGGTCGAAGCGGGGGGCTTGGTAGGGAACGGTGGTTGTCGCACGGTATTCAAGTGCGTTCGCTCCGATGGAAACCTGTGCGCCCCACACCCAGACACTTGCCGCGCTGTTGGTAAAGGAGCGATCAACAACATCTGGACCATTAGCAACCCAAAGCCAAATACCCATCAAATCGTCGTTTGCGTCTACTCGGGTGAGACTTACGGTGATCTCGCAGCGATACCACCCGCTTCCGACTGGTGTTGCGGCTGCGCTTACCAATGACCATCCGGTATCCTCTGCGCCTGACACCACTCCGTTTGTGAGATTGAAAGTTCGCGTAACACCCCGGGATTCAACATTATTCGATATTTTCAAGGCACAATAATCTGATCCGTTGGCCTTGAAATACGCTGACAGCGTTACAGGCGTTATTGCGCCGCCTGCGGTAGACAAATACGTTGCCCCTGTTGTCCCATTGCTTTGCAGTATTCGATGCGATCCACTTGCGGAATCTGCCCGGAGAAGCAATCCCGTATTAGAACCATCGGGTGCCGTAGTCGTGTTTGCTACATTGAGTCCCGTTGCGCTTGTATCAATACGAATTTTCGCCCACGCCGCGTTCGTATATTCCTGACTACGGATCAACACGTTGGCATCCGCATACTGAACCAACCCGCTGCTGTTGATAAACGTGGCATTGCTCAACCGCGTGAACGACAGCCGCGGATCAAGGATGCCCGTGGTGAAGTCCAGCGTGAGCGTGGAGCCGTCGCCGGCGCGGGACATCAGGCGACTCGCGTAGCTTGAGCCGCTGATCCGCGAGAGCCTGGGGCGATTGGCTCGGTTCATCAGAGGATCGACCAGAAGGTGCCCATCGTCGGCGTGCCGCTCGACTTGAACTGCACCGTGACGATCTGCGAGCCGGCAAGGTCAATCATAGCCGCCGCTGGCTCCACGTTGCCGCCCGCAGCCGTGGCCGGGGAGTAGATGTTGCCCGAGGGCGTACCACCCACCTGGGCGATCCCGCTGAACGTGCGGGTATTCGCCACCGCGTCGATGGTGTAGTTCGGGACGCTGCCGCTCGTGAAGGTCAGGGTGAGGTCGGCCAGGACCGTCGGGATGTGCCAGAAGTCCCCGGTGGACGCCTCGAGGTACTTGCGCCACCCAAGCACGCGCATCCCGATGCCCGTCTGCGCCGTCGTGGCCGAAACCAGGAAGGGCATGACGAACAGCAGGGACGGCGCCTGGGAGGCCACGCTGGTGATGCTCTGGTCGAACAGGACGCCAACGCTGGGGGCCGTCTTGGTCAGCACGGCGGCGGCGTTGTTGTACGAGCTCGGGACCGAGTCGATGCTGACCTTGTTGTAGTTGTTCTGGGCGGTGTTGATGACGGGCATATCAGATCTCTCCTCGGCGCTTCATGTCGAGCGCGATGGCAACGGCCTGTTCCTGGGGCTTTCCCTCGGCGATGAGGGTGCGGATCTTGTCGCTGACGGCGGTATCGGCCTCGGACATGACCTTGAGGCCAGCCTTCACGTCCTCGCGCTCAAGGTCGGAGGCCTTGGCTGCGGTGGCCTTGGAGCCGGGGCGGGAAGACCGAACGCGCTTTTCAGCCCACTCCACGAACTTTCGCATTTCCTCGCCGAATGGAATGCCATGATCTGATGCAGCCTGCTTGAGCGCAGATCGTGGTTCCAGGTCTTCGCTTGCTTCCATCATTTGCATGGCATCACGAAACGCGTTGACATACCTTCCCTCAAATCCCATCTTCGCCTTCGCGCCGGGGCGGGAGTGCTGGCCTAATCCGCGAATCTGCTTTTCCAACGCAGCCATTGGCCCCGTCCACATAAAGTTCCTGCCGTGACCGTTTCGATAGGCAATGCCTCCGATGGCGGCGTGAAGCCCAAGTGCCTCACGCTGGCTTCCGGGGCCGCCCTTCTGCATCACCCTGATGATTTGCTCCAGCAGGTTCCGCACCTGCCGCGTTTCCTTTGCCATGCCGTATTGAACCGCAACACCTTCAGCGGTGGCGATCAAGTCACCCATGCTGGCAAACTTCGCCTTCGCGCCGGGGTGCGCCGCCATCGCCGTTGGTTCCGAAAGGAATCCCAGCCGCGCCTTGATCTCGTTTCGGGTGCTCATGCTGCCCATCGTACCGTTGCTCCTTGTGTTTTACGCAGTCACGAACCCGGGATCGGGAAACTTGCCCGTGTCGATGAGTGCTTGTCGTTGTCCGTTGTGGCGTGTGATCGCCGCGTAGTCGATCACCCCTGCCGCGTTTGTCCATCGCTTCTCAAGGGCCACCGACGCCGGCACGGGGATCAACGCGCAGCGGCAGTTGAACCCACAGGGCGGGGTGATACCCTGGCGGTCGAAGTCCTCCATCCGACCGATGTACCCGTCCATCGCCAGATGCTCGGGCCGCGTCCTGGGATCCTTGGTCGCGCTGTACTGCACCAAGGGTACGAACGCCTGCACCGTCTCGTCCCGCAGCACCTCGGCGGCTCCCTCGATGGTCGCCCGGTTCGTGTTCGTCCGCAGCACCGTCTCCAGCCGAGCCGAGGACAGGTCCGTCCCCGTGATGAGCTGGGTGGTGGTCACGAAGTCACCGAGGTTCATGGCCCTGATCCACTTACCCACCGTGCTCTTGGCGGGGCGCCCCTCAATGACCCGGGCGACGAGCTCCTGCGTCTGGCGCGTCTGCTCCGCGTTCATGCCCGTTACGAAGAACGTGCTGTCCGTGATCCTCTTGACGCGATTCACCCCTTCGCGGTACGTCATCCCCCGCAGCAAGGCGTCCACGGACGGGTTCTTGCGGATGTCCGCGAGGGCGTTCTCCTCCTCGTGAGACGCGACATCCATCGCGCTGCGGCGGGCGGCCTCGATGAGCAACTCCCAAGACTTGCGCGAGATCGGGACTAGCCTGCGGAACCACCGGGCGATGGGGGCCATGTACTTGGCCCCGAACCCCTCCAGTTTGAGGGCGGGCAGCGCGAAGGTGACGGGGGTGTCCTCCTCGAGGAACCCGTCGATGACCTCCTGTGGGATCTTGGCGCGGCGGGTGACGCCATGCGCTCCGGCAAGCCACGAGGCAAGCAGGAGGGCGCTGCTGGCCTCGGCGAAGCGATCCCAGGCGGGGCCGTCCTCCTCGCCTCGAATCTGGGCGGCAAGCGCCTCGCGGTACGCCTTTTGGGCGTCCTTGAGGATCGACCGCAGGTGCTTGTCGAGCGTCTCCTTCTTCATCGCTTGCGCTTACGCATGGCAGAGACCTTCGGCGCTTCGGGGGCCGGGGGTTCATCCGTCTCGGATTCCCCGCCCTGGCCGAGGAGGGCTGCGAGGGGGTTGTCACTCGCGCCTGCGCTAGCGGCTCCGCCGGAAAGCACGGCCTCGCCGTCTGCGGGTTCCGACAGGCCGAGCAGATCTCGTACCTCGCGCTCGCTGACGCGGCCCCCGAGCTGCACGAAGGCTTGGATGGCCTCCATGCGCTCCTTGGCGTTCGGTCGCTCGGGCGCGAACTCAAACCGGATCTCCCGGGCCTCCTCCTCGGTCGCGCCGAGCATCATGGCGACCACGCGCACGAAGTCGCTCGTGAACGACTCGGCCATCGTGTCGGCGTGGTAGCGGATGACGCGGGACAGCGTGTCGGCGTGGAGGTCGGCCACCCCTGACCCGAGGCCCGTACCGCCGGCCTCGCTGGAGAGGGACTGCCCCAGGATGGCCTCCTTGAGCTTCGAGGACAGCCAGTTCACCATGTCCATGAAGATCTGGGCGCGGCCGGCGTTCGCGTCCTTGATGTCGATGTCGTACATCGACTCGTTCGGACCCGTGCGCGGGAGCACAACGCTGTTGTCGTTCACTAGATTCTGAAGGACGGTCAGCATCTCGCTCTTGGCGGCATCGTTCCCCGACGGGTAGTACCCCACGCGGATCCCGAGGGCGTACCGCTCCGCGTAGGCGGCGGCGTTCTGGAGGATCTCCTGCTTGAGGAGCCAGATGTACCAGCAGACATCACGCGCTCCCACGCCCCGGTAGATCTGCTCGCTGGTGTTGGGGTCGATAAAGTTGGGGGCCGTCGTGAAGACGCGGTGCAGGATGATGGCGCGGCGTTCGTTCTCGGGGAAGATGTGGACGAGCGAGTCGAACCCCAGGTCGGTGACGGCAGGTTCCCCGAAGTAGGCGCTGCCGACCCGCATGGCGAGGTTGCCGTACTGGTCGAAGGCGAGGGTGTCCGAGGAGAATGGCACCCATTCGCGCACGCGCACCCCGAGCTTGGGGTCGCGCTCGTAAACGATGTTGGCGGCGCTGACGCCGTACCAGACGGCCTCGTGGAGGGCGCGGAACAGGTCGGATCGGCGGGGGATGGCGTCGATGATCTCGCTGACGCGCCCGGCGAGCTTCACGAGGCGCGGGTTCTCCTCGTCCGTAGGGGTGACGGCCCACTCGAGGCCGGCGAGGGTGACGAGGAGGGAGCGCAGAACGCCCTCGATGTCGGCGTCTGCCCGCATCATCGCCTGGTAGGTGGGGTCAAGCCTGTAGGCGAGGCTTGAGTTCCGCAGCATCAGGCTGGCGGTGCGGAAGAAGGTGCGCTGCACCTCCACGGGGAGAGCCAGCGGCGTGGTGATGCCGCGATCTACCGGGTTGGGCAGGGGCTTTCGGGGTCGCTTCTTGGGCTGTAGGCCCGCCCCGGGGATGCTCTGGCGCTGCCCAAGCGGGTTCGATGAGTCGCTCATGGGTCGCAGTTTACCCCCGCGTCAGCCAAACATCCGTTTCCGGTTTGGTCGGTTGCCGAAGATCGATGCGGCGGAGGTGTGGACGGTGGCCGCCCCGCCGGCGGTCAGGAGGGCGCCTCGGGCGGCAAGGGCACACAGATCGACCACGCAATCGACCGTATCGTCATGCGCTCCTGCGGGGAAGGACAGCATCTCGTCCAGGACGCAGGCGAAGGCGGGGGCGACCTGCCCGTTGGGGGCTTTGGGGAACAGGAGCTTGCCCTGTTCCACGAAGGGCTGCGCCCCGGCGGCACGGAGGAGCTTGTCCGTGGTGCGCTCGACGGCGATGACGGGCTGGCGGCATCCGGCGCGGAACTGGTCGAAGACGCCCTTTTGCGGGCCATTGGCCTCGGCGAGGACGGTGCTGACGCCTCGCCGCTCGAGGAGGGTACGGGCGAGGCGGGCGAACTCCGGGAAGGACTCCCGGACGCGGAGGATGTCGGTCAGGTACGCGTTGCGCTCATAGTCCACCTCGGCGACGAGGCAGACGCTGTAGTCGGGGTCATCGCGGTCCTGCCGCTTGCGGCCGTACCCCCAGTCGATGGCGGCGACGGTTCGGGTGCCCAAGGGGATCTCGTCGTAGTACTGCGCCCATTCGGGTCGGAAGATGAGCTGGTCGGAGGAGAGGGGGACGAGCTCGTAGGCTCGGGCGTACCCCATCGGCCCCATTGCCTGCCGCCGGGCGCGGAGGATGTCGGTGGTGAACACCTCGGGCCACGGGCTGTCCAGGCCTTGGCAGGGCCGGCGGAGGAGGGTGCCGTTGTCCTCGCACTCCTTGCGCCAGTCGGCGGTGATGTCATCCGTGTGGAAGGGGGTGGCGGTGCGCCACAGCCGTGCGGGGTGCGCGGCGCTGGGGTCGAGCATGGGCAGCCAGATGTTGGACATGGCGTCCTTCACTTGCTGCCGGAGGGTGGGTTGGAGGACGGCGTTTCGCAGGTCGCAGATATCGTCCGGCCAGAGGATGTCGGCTCGGCCGCCCGTGCGCCCGAAGATCCCAGAGGCTTGCACCGAGGGGTCGCGCCGGGCGGCGAGGCCGGGGGCAACGACACTCCATGCTCGGACGGTGTCTTCCCCGGGCTTTAGGGTGACATGGGGGAACACGGCCCGGTAGATGGGGCTACGGATGATCTCGCGCAGGAAGCGTGAGGTGGCCTCGGCGGCCTCGTCGTTTGACCCGATGAGCTTGAACCGTGTGGCGGGTCGTTTCCCGAGCCACCAAGCGGCGAGGTAGGTGAACGTGGAGGTCTTGGCGTGTCCGCGGGGGATTTCCGCGTACCAGGAGTGGTGACCGAGGGCGTGCGCGAGCATTTCGCGCTGGATGCGGCTGACGGGCTTCCCGATGCAGAGGGCAATGAAGGCGGCGGGGTTGTCCCGTGCTGCCTCGAGCGCCTGTTCTGGGGTTACTTCTTGCGGCGCGGCTTTGCGGGGCACGGCTCGGCCTTGGGGGCGAGGGCAGCGGCGACGGCCTGTAGCGTCCCGTCAGGGATGTCCACGAGGGCGATGTTCTCGGTGGGCGTGCCGGCGTCGAGGCGTGCGAGGCGATCCTCCTCCTTGGCGGCGTCGAGAGTCAGGCGCTCGATGGCGAGAAGGGTGGCGGACGCCCTGGCAACGTCGCGGGGCTTGGCGTCGGGGTTGGCGAGGATGCGGGAGGCTCGGCCGACGATGGCCTGCTTGATCACGGGGTCGATGACCCATCCGGCGCGGATGGCGGCCATGACCATACGAAGATCGGCGCGAGGCCTCCCCTCTCCCTCCGCGATGGTATGCGTGGGCGGCTGCATTCTGCTGTCCTGCGGCATCTTACCGCTTCTCCAGCTTGGCCTTCTGCCCGGTGAGGGTTTCCCACCGCTTGACGATCACGTCGCAGTATGCGGGGCTGATCTCCATGCCGTAGCACTTGCGGCCGAGTTGCTCGGCGGCGATCAGCGTCGTACCGGAGCCAAGGAACGGGTCGTAAACGATCTGGTGGTCGTGGTTCCTCATTGGGCGAGCCATAGCCTCGACTGGCTTCTGCGTCGGGTGCGGCGTCTTGTCTTCGCCGCTTCGACCGTATGGATCCTTCGGCTGCGTCATGTCCCAGACGGTCGACTCCTTGGGCGATCCAATCCAGTTCCTGGTCCCCGACGGCCTGACGCAATACCAGCACGGCTCGTGTTGCCAGTGGTAGTTCGCCATCGAAAAGGTTGCATATGGCTTTTTCCAGATAATCATCGAGACGCGTCGAAGGCCGGCCGACTCCAAGTCCGCAAGAACGACCGACGTGAACAGCGAAGCGTGCCAGACATACGCTACGTCTCCAGGGAACAACGACCACGCGTCAAGCCACGAGGCCCGGTCGTCGTTGGCGATCTTTCCGACAGACTTCGCGGTCGACCGCATCTCAGGATCGTAGTTCACCCCATACGGAGGGTCGGTAACCATGAGACGCGGCGTTTCCCCGTCCATGAGCCGTTCCACGTCTTCGGCCTTGGTGCTATCCCCGCAGAGCAGGCGATGCTCGCCCAGGATCCAGAGGTCGCCTGGTTGAGTGATGGGGTCGGCCGGCGGCTCGGGCACCTCGTCCTCGGTCACTTCCGGGGCGGCGGCAACCGCGAGGCGGGCGAGTTCCTTCTCGTCGTAGCCCGTGGCGGCGAGTAGTTCCTCGTCCTCGATGGCGATGGCGGCGAGCTGCTGCTGGAGGGCGCTCTCGTCCCATTCGGCGAGCTCGGCGGTGCGGTTGTCGGCGATGGCAAAGGCGGTCGCCTCGGCCCCCTCGAGGCCCGTGCGGACGGCCTTGACGGTGCGCCATCCCAGGGCGCGGGCGGCCATGAGGGTGCCGTTGCCGGCCACGACCACGCCATCGCGGTTCACGACGATGGGTTTCTGCTGCCCGAACCGGGCGAGGCTCGCCTTGATGGCGGCGAGGTTCTGCTCGCCGTGCTTTCGGACGTTGGCGGGGTCGTTGTGGAGCTGCTCGAGGGGGATGTCCTCGATAGCCATATGGACGCCTGCTGGCTTGGTCATGGGCGTCCCCGGAGAACGATCTGCAATCCCACGGCCTCGGCGATCTTGAGCACGGAGTCGAACGTGGGCTTGCGCCGGCCAATGCGTGTGCCCGGGGTTCCGAGGAGGCATCGGACGGTATGGGCGCGGAGGAGTCCGTCGGCCTCCATCTGTCGGGCCAAGCCTGATCGGGTGCGGCCTTGGTGCTCGAGGGTCTCCGTCACCTGCCGTTTGAAGTCGTCGTAACTGGTGAGCATACGCGGATGATACCTCACTCGGGCGTAGCCTGGGTCCGAAATCGGTGACTGTTGCGGCCCAGACGATTCTTGGGGTTCCCGGCCCGAGGTCGAGGGTCTCGATGTGGTCGGCGACGAAGTTTCGGGCGGCGCGGTGCTTGAGGCCGTCCTCGTCCCGCATTCGAGCGGCGATCATGTCGGCGGAGTAGACGGCGACCGGGGGTCCGGCCTCGCCCATCCGCGGGAAGGAGATGCCCAGGAGGCAGTCCTCGTATTCGGCCAACAGGATCGGCTGGTCCTTCTTCCGTCGTGCCATGCGGTCAGTCTACCGAGGCAGCGGGTGCCTCCGAATGTAGTCCACCATGCAGGCGAGGTATCTTCGGTGCGTGGGTTCCAAGTTGAATCGCTCTCGGATCTCCTTCAGCTCGCTGTTGGTGGCGCTGCTGATGATCGCCTCGGCCCAGTAGTCCCACGCCTCAATCTCGGCCTCAGTCGGACCCTTGGTTTCCTCGGCCTGCCGGCGGGTGCGTGCGATCTCGCGCTGCGACACATCGCTCCCGGTATCGACCCCCGTGATGCGGCAGTACGCCTTGTGGATCGCGGCCACGTCCGGCTTGGTGTCGCGCTCGAGCCGATGCTGGCGGATGCACTCGCGCAGCTTGTCCTGGTGCAGGCCTCCCCACTTCTCCACGATGATCGACCGCAGGCTTGGCTCCATGCGGTACTTCGGCCAGAGCTCCTCGATGAGCGCCATGTTGTCGGTGAAATTGATTGGGTTCATCGTGTTATTCCCCGCCCCGTTCTTCGTGTTCCTTGGCGACCAGATCACGTAGCGCCGTGAGGTTATCCACGGCGGGTTGCCTTACGGTACCCCTTCTCGTTGGACGTGGAGTTACGGGTTGCGAACTTGTGTCTGTGGTTGTGGTTGTGACTGTGGTTGTGATTGCCATTGGGGTTGCCATAGCAGGGCTGCTAATGGGGTTGCCATTCTGTGGGGATAGGGTGGCTATAGCGACCCCATTAGGGTTGCTATCGCTCCAACGGGCTGCTGCCCCCTTGCGGCCGGCGTGGACGGCGGCGTTGTGCCGGCGGTTCGCGGCCGTGCGCTCCTGCTCCATTCGGGGGTTCACCAGCCCGTCCGGGGTGGGCCGGAACCGACTGCGGACCACCTTCCAGTCGGCGTCGGTGAGCCTGCACCGGGTGATGGCCGCGCACGCCGAGCGATCATCCGGGACCGTTCCGTTCGTCCAGGCGTACATCAGGAGCTGCGTATACGCCCACCCCTGAATGGGTGTCAGCGTGGCCGTGCTGACGATGAAGTCAGCGGGGTACATGGGGAACCAAGGCAGATCAGGCATAGTGCCTCCGAGAAGGCCGGGGCGGAGCGGGGGAGCGGCTGGAGTGCAACCCCGCCCCGCACCCGGTGTTCAGAATGGCGAGCAGTTCCAGCCGCTCGTGCCCCTTGCGCGGGGCCGATGGACAGTATACCATGTCAGAGCCGGACGGGGTGCGTTGACGTGACGCGAGGGCGCGTGCCCAAGCGTGGCCCCGATCTGGCACCCTTTGCCCCCGGAAGCGTCCCGCGTTGATCCCCATGATCCGCGGGACGTTTCGTTTACGGCAGCCCCATTCGGTCCCAAAAGTTGTATGCGTTCACCGAAACGCATACAGAACGGCTGCGGTTCCGCAATCGGAAACAACCGCCCACACTTGTGCGGATCTGTAGCACTTTCGCTCCAGCGGGCGATGGTTCGTCGCATGGAGCAGCACCCGGACTTCGCCGTGGTCTGCCCCTGGGCGGTAGGTTCTTGTTACCCCAACGGTTGGCCCGGATCGCGGCGTGCCTCGCGGCCTTCTGGCGATCCCCGTGCGGTCGTTAGGCGCTCCGACACGCCGCAGTCCCGCATCTCCGCGCTGGCAGTATACGCGCATGACCATGTGATCAGGCGTGCAAGTACCAATAATGTTCACGCAACTTCCACTTTCTGGAACCTACTGCTCGCGCCTGTAGCCCAGACGCCACAGGAGGCGGGACAGGTCGTTGGCGAGGTCGGTCACGGCCTGCTCGTCGAGCTCGGGCCGGCAGCAGTGGATCGCCTCGTGCAGCGTGGTGTCCATGCGCTCCTGCTCGTTCTGCCACGTGGCGACACGTAACACGCGACCCGCGGCGCGGCCTGGGTCTTCCATGTTGCCGTAGTCGCGCAGGTTTGCCGAGAACCGCAGCGTCCAGTATTTCCCGCCGAGGCGTACCCGCATCTGTCCTCCTAGGACGGCCAGTTACTGCGCCTCGCGCACCTCGCACTTGAGGCTACGCCGGGCCTGCCCGTTCACCCGATGGTTCTCCATGTAGAACCGCAGCCACAGCGCACCCTTGGGCTTGGGCGGCATCCCCTTCTCCACGGCCCACCCGTTCTGTTCGCTGAACTCGTCCTTGTATCCCGGGCTGCGGACGTGCAGGACGCGGTCGAGGTAGGGTCGCCCGTGGAGGGACAGCCGCGCCCGTTGGATCGGCATGATCCATTCGTCGTGCGTGTGGCCCGTCCAGATGATGTCGGCGTCGGGGAGGTACACGGCCATGCGCGAGGTCTGGATGGTGCCTCGAGTGACGGGACCGCCGCCACCGTAGCCGTGGTGCATATACATCACCAGGCTGTTCCCGAGGAGCTGCCGACGCTCCTTGTT